GATGTCGGTTGTGCAAAACCAATCGTAAGAGTTTACTGATTGGGCTTGGAACAGGGGCTGCGGTTGGGAAGCCAAAGCCCCTACTTTTAACACAAGGAGTCAACAATGCACGACAATAGTCACCCAACATGCAGAGCATGTACGCGCTTGAAAGATTACGAGCGCGATCAATTGAGCTACGAGGGGTTCTATACCATCTCCGTACCATACGCATATTGCGATGTTATCGAAATTGAGATAGAGATGCCAGAGACATTCTATTGCGCTAACTACAAAGCATACAAAAGGGGCAAGCATGAGCAAGCGTGACGACATCGACCTTGCACGCTTTGCCGCAGATGCTATGGTGCTGATTCTGTTCTTTGTGGCTCTTACTTGCATTGTAGCATTTGCGTGCATGCTATATTTTTTTCTTTGGCTAGTGGGGATCGTATGAAGCAAAGAATAGAACGAGTCAGCATATCGGGCAGGGTGGTCGCAATACGGGTACAGGTGCAGGCAGATCGCGGCGCAAAGTATCGTAAGCAGTTTATCATAAACGATGCTATAAATGAGCGCGACGCCATTGCAGCAGCAAAAGAATATATTGCGACAGTGATAGACAAACTGAGCAACATGCCAGCAGAGCGGGAGGTCGTTAAGATTGTAGAAAACATCGTAGACAACGTGAAGCGTATAGATGCTCATAACACCAACTTGCGTAATACAGTCGGCAAAGATGTAGCTGGTGTGCTGGCACGTTATCCGCTTTCTACTACCGTGTTCGGATACGAGAACACGCTAGGCGAGTGGATCAAATAAAAAGAGCCGCCAGATTTTCGTCTGACGACTCACGGAGGGAGCAAGGAGCCATGCACTCACTTACAAGGGTGAACGAATATAGGGGATATTATGAGTAACGAACAAACAGACCCAGACTTCGTTATCCACTGCGTAGCGAGGTTTGATGACGATCAGCTCGTAGAATGGCACGAACGCGCCGGTATCTACGAATATGAAGCGAATATGGACAGAGATACAGCGGAATATAGAGCCGCTTTGGACATTCTATCACAAATAGCGCATAAACTGCGCTTGAAAGGCAAAAGATGAGTAGCGACGCAATCAACATCACGGGCGAGCTGATCCACATCGGACAGACGCAACAGGTAAAAGACACATTCCAGAAGCGATCTTTCGTAGTCAAGACGCAATCGGAATATCCGCAGGAGCTGGAATGCCAGTTTACGCAAGACAAGTGCAAAGAATTAGACCGTTTCAAAGTAGGCGATACCGTTACTGCGCGCGTGAACTTGCGCGGACGCGGCTACCAGAAGCGCGAAGGCGGTATGGGCTGGTTTACATCGCTTGATTGCTGGAAGATTGACAAGCTAGGCCAAGGCGCACCGGCAAGCAAAGCGACGGTTATCGCTGAACCTACAGATTTACCATTTTAACACGAGGGGGCTATGAGTTATCACGATTTTTTAACGAGCAAATCGCATATAGGCAAAGGCGAGGGCATAAAGTCCGCAGTCATGCCAGATATGCTATTTGACTTTCAAAAAGATTTAGTTCAATGGGCTTTAGATTTAGGTCGAGCCGCAATCTTTGCGGATTGTGGAATGGGTAAAACTGCTATGCAGCTCACGTGGGCTGACAACATTATAAGAAATACAAATAAGCCAGTCTTAGTTTTGACACCCCTAGCAGTAGGGCAGCAAACCGTTAAAGAAGCGGCAAAATTTGGCATAGATGCAGTTTTTAACAAGCAAGGCGAGATTACGAAAAATATAGTAGTGACTAATTATGAATCATTACATCATTTCGATAAGCACGATTTCTCAGGCGTTGTATTAGATGAGTCATCTATCTTAAAATCTTTTGACGGCGCATATAAAAATCAGATTACCGAATTTATGAAGCCGATACCGTATCGACTTTTAGCAACTGCAACGGCTGCGCCCAATGATTACACAGAATTGGGCACAAGCTCAGAAGCGCTCGGCTACATGGGTTACATGGATATGCTAAATAAGTTTTTCAAGAATGATAAAAATAATAGCGGTCTGCGCCGTAGTTATGGCGAGGCCCCTGAATGGAGATTTAAAGGGCACGCAGAAAAGCCCTTTTGGAGATGGGTTACATCTTGGGCTCGTGCAGTACGTATGCCTAGCGATCTTGGCTACGACAATGGTAAGTTTATTCTACCGCCTCTTATAGAGCACGATCATTTAATAGAATCGAAGACAGCGCCCGAAGGAGCTCTATTTAACTTGCCCGCGCTTAGATTGCCAGAGCAGCGCGAGGAACGCAAGCGTACCATACATGAGCGCTGCGGCTTTGTGGCAGATAAGATAAATGGAACAGGCGCTCCGGCTCTGGTATGGTGTGATCTAAACGATGAAGGTAAAATGCTAACAAGCATGATACCAGATGCAGTAGAGGTTTCAGGAAGTGATAGCGACGACGCAAAGGTTGAAAAGTTTAACGCATTTATAGACGGCGATATACGAGTGCTCGTAACAAAGCCAAAGATTGGGGCCTTAGGTCTAAACTTTCAACATTGCTCTCATATCGCTTTCTTTCCTTCCCATTCGTATGAGCAGTATTATCAAGCGGTTCGCAGATGCTGGAGGTTTGGGCAAAAAAATCCAGTTAATGTCGATCTAGTTTACACAGAGGGACAAAAGCGCGTTATGAAGAATCTTCAACGCAAAGCAGTGCAGGCCGATGAAATGTTTGCATCGCTAGTCAATGAGATGAATAACGCGCTTGGAATTAACAGAGTCAATAAACACACTAACAAAATGGAGATACCAACATGGCTATAATCGATCAAATCATAACAGACAACTACGCAATTTATAACGGGGACTGTATAGAAGTGATGCAGGACATGCCAAAGGGCAGTATACATTTATCGGTTTATTCTCCGCCTTTTGCTGGCTTATATCATTACAGTAGCGATGAACGCGATATATCCAATTGTACGGACTATAATCAGTTTTTTCAGCACTATGGTTACGTTGTAAAAGAGTTACATCGTATCACAATGTCTGGACGTATTACTGCTGTTCATTGTACAGATATACCCTTAGGTAACTCAGGACGTGATGCGCTCTATGACTTGCCCGGCGATATAATTAAACTACATGAAAAGCACGGATGGCACTTTATAGCACGACATACAATTTGGAAAGAGCCGCTGTGGGTTCGTAATAGAACTATGGTTAAGAATCTTGCACACAAGACCATTGTAGATGATGCAAGTAATGCAGGCGTAGCAAGTGCCGATTATATGCTAATCTTTCGACGTTCAGGTGATAACCCGATACCTATTGCTAATCCTACTGGTTTAGAATACTATTCAGGCGAGGCCCCTTTACCAGAAGATTGTTTGTCCTACAAAGGATGGAAAGGAAAGCAAACAGAAAATAAGTACAGTCATAACATCTGGCGACGTTATGCATCGTCTATCTGGGATGATATACGCATGAATCGTGTTTTACCTTTCCAAGATTCCAAAGATCCTGACGATGAAAAGCACGTGCATCCGCTGCAATTAGACGTAATAGACCGTGTAGTAACATTGCGAAGTAACAAAGGCGAAAAAGTATTTACACCGTTTATGGGAGTAGGTAGCGAAGTTTACTCAGCGGTCTCAAATGGACGCAAAGGTATAGGGGCGGAGCTCAAGCAGTCATACTTTAAACAGGCGCGGCTGAATATGGAATCGATTGGCGTCGTTAGTGACGATCAACAAAGTCTATTCGAAGAGTGAAAATGAAAAGAGCAGCAAAGGTGGACATAAATCAGAAGGAAATAGTAGCATACCTACGCAAGATTGGGGCATCAGTCGCTGTTATGAGCGCAGTCGGGCAGGGCTTCCCCGATCTTGTGGTAGGATGGCGCGGACGCAATTACATGATCGAAGTAAAGCAGGCCAAAGGCAAGCTCACGGAAGATCAGTACGAGTTTGCAGCGCATTGGAGGGGGCAGTACGGCGTAGCACGATCAATAGACGATGCGTGCAACATAATCGGAGCGGATTTACCACGACTTAACATTTTAAAGGAGGAATAGTGCGTCATGGCTCACTTTTTTCGGGGATTGGCGGCTTTGATTTGGCTGCAGAGTGGATGCAATGGGATAATGTTTTCCATTGTGAATGGGCGGAATTCCCACGCAAGATATTGCACCATTACTGGCCAGAGGCGGTAAGCTATGCAGACATCACACAGACAGATTTCAATGTTCACAAAGGAGCTATTGATGTTCTTACAGGCGGATTCCCTTGTCAGCCGTACAGCGCGGCAGGCAAGCGCAAAGGGAAAGACGATGATCGTCACCTCTGGCCCCACATGTTACGAGCTATTCGAGAAATCAG